CAACATATTAATTCAAGTTATCAGAATTAGTTTGTTGTTGTTGCATATATGCAACACGTTCAGCAATCTTTTGCTCTCTAGTTTTTTCAGTATTTTTCATACCTTTTATTCTTTCAGCTAGATTTTTCGGATTATAAATAACTAGACCAGTTGAGTTAGTTCTAATTATTTCTGCGTCATTGATTGATAAACCAAGTTCGGTTGCTAGTTCAATCGCCTCATCTAGCCATTTATAACCTTTTAATCCTAACTTGATTTCTTTCATTTGTTTTAAGACACTTTCAATCCATTTTGAGTGAGCCATAACAAAAGCTGATTTTTGTTGTTTCCAAGAAATT